ATTTCACCACCGAGGCTGATGGCGTATTGTATCACCAAGTATTACATGATAATATGTACATAAGACGCGATGATAGTTTAAAAAGTCCGCCCATCATGCCTTAGAGACATTTAAACCGAGCGAATTAGAAGCCCCTTCACAGAGGGGCTTCTGTTATTATTGCCGTCGCTGCAATATTTTTTTTCTTGGTTCCACCAAAGTATTCATAGGATCCAAGTGTCTTTACAACTTCCACATTGAGTGTTGTTGGTGACTTATCCGTCTTTACGTAGACTAATCGTCGTCCGTATTTATCTGCCTTTTGAAGTACTTCAATGCTAAAACGTTCAGCTGTATTTTGCCTTGAGGTAAACCAGTTCTTTGCTGCATCCGCAGCAGCTTTACCTTCCGTAGTGTTTTTCTCTGGTGTGTCCACGCCAAAGAGACGACAGTGCTGATCCACAAGCCAAATACCAAAACCGAGATCAATGTCGCAAACGAAAGTATCTCCGTCGATGAGGCGCTTAAAGCGAATAGCATATTCATACATTACTTTTTCATTCCCATTAAGTTGCTCATGCGTGGGTGTTTTGCGTCCATATACTTCCTTGTGTCACGACTCATAATTTCATGCAATTTATATTCAGCATCATTTGCTGCTTTAGCTGTTGGATACATTGCAAATAATCCAGTTTTTTTAGCATGTGCTAATGTATCCTCGTCGTTATTTATCTTGTTGTTAAAGTATGTTGGAGCATAAATGTGTTCACCATCTGGTGATTTACCTACTCCGTATCTTCCTCCTCTGAATGTAGTAATACTGTTGCCATCCTTCATTCCACCTTTAGCAAGATTAGATCGATGATAATTAATTAATTTGCGTTCATCAGGACGCAGTGGATCTTGTTTAGTTGCTGTAGCCATAGGGCATTATAGCCAAAAAAGACCAGTGTGGCTGACTGGTCTTTTCTGTTTGCAGAGTATGAGTATGTCGGGCAGAGCCTGGAGTCTTCTGCTTTCTATACATAATGCTCACCTCTCGGTGGCAAAAATATAATACCACCCTCCGGGAGAAAGAGTAAGGACCGGAAGGTGGCATCATCCCCAGTGCGTTTACTTACATGGGGGACTCCTACTGCTGGGATCGAACCAGCGACCATCCGGTTAACAGCCGGACGCTCTACCGCTGAGCTAAGTAGGATAGCAAACTATTCTATGGCTCCTTTGAGCCACTGGCCGATTCGATCTGTGAAAGATGTGTCGTGTAATACGTTATCGCTTCTCTCACGAACCAACTTTGGTTCCTCTTCGATACTCTCGATTGGATGGTCATCAACATTTCCGGTGTCATGCGTAGTACAAACATGCACGGATAGTTGATCTCCCTCTGTTTCTTTATCTTCATGCATTAATCCTTTACATACATGCACAACTGTTTTGGAGTAACTTGTATTCTTGGTCAATGCATATGCAAGAAACCAAAGTGCTTTAAGTACATCCTCCTCGTATGAGGATCCTTTCTTCTTACCGGCCCTAGCAAGATATGCCACAGCAGTAAAAAGATACCTGTCAAGGTTCCACGCATCAGCAGCGTGTACGGGTTGTAGCTCATCATTATTGTAGTACGCCATCTATACCCCCGTTGATCCAAATCCACCAGCGCCACGTTCAGTATCCTCAAACAAGGATCCTTCCTTGAGTACCACTGGCTTACAAAGTATTACAGGAACAATTACAAGCTGCGCAACGCGCATACCGGGAATGAATGTAAACGTATCATCACTCATATTCTTGATGATAACCTTCACCTCACCAGTGTAATCAGCATCCACTGTACCGGGGCTATTAAGCACCACGATGCCATGTTTATACGCCATGCCACTACGTGTGCGTACCTGAGCCTCATAGCCATCTTCTAGCTTAATTTTCATGCCAGTGTTAACCAGCATGATCTGTCCCGGCCTGATAGTTACGTTGCGCTCAGCAATGTACTGCAGGTCTATCCCTGATGCTTTTTCTGTAGCGCGTTGTGGATTAAATAGATACTCGCTAGACCGAGGACCGCAATAAATAATTTCAAGGCTATCCACTACTCCGCAGCCTCAGCCTCATACACTGTAACGACGCTGTCAAGCGCCATCTGCAGGAAGTCAATCACAAACCGAGCAGGTACCTTTACGCCGTCATTGCGTAGGTTAGCACAGTGCTGTGCAGCTTCTACGAGCGACAACCCAGTGCGATACTCAGGAATGTTTCCATCGTCCTTGCGCTTAACTGTAACGGAGTACCCGTGCTTTGCACTCTGCTGTACCGTCACTTCACTGTCATTTCCCTGCGTCAACAAAAACATGGCACACCTCAATATATGTATAACATATGGTACCACAATTGTATGGATCCTAATTTTCTACCGGGGTAAACGAGTTTCTCCGATGGGAGAAATAGATAGAAGAGAAGAGAGAATATAGGCGTAGGAATCGGTATCTAATCGACTGGAGGGAGGGTAGGGGCTTGCCATGTGGGTGGGGGGATGGGTGGCTGGCCGGGGAGCATCTAGTCGTCTTCAGCTGCTTAGGATATTACGGGTGTAGGCGACGCACCATGCGTTCCCTGCGGGCGGGCGATGTTCACGGTAGCATCGCCCGCCCGTTTTTTTTACCGTATCATCGCCGATTGTTTACTATTGTTTATCGTTTAGAGGAGTTTATTATGTCTAACATCGAAACCGTTCGCCAGCAGTCCATCACCCTGTTAGAGGGTATGGCATCCATGTTCGCCGATACCAGCGTATCGGATAGAGTCGCTATGGGTCTTTCATACGTGCGTCAAGGGTACAACCCTAACCACGCCTTGTCTGCGTTTCTGCCAACCCGTACCACATCCGCGTGGAAACCGGAAGTCACGCTTGCAGACTTGGTCGGCATCATCAAGTTGGCACACCGCAACGGGCTTATTGACAACGACAGTTACGTTGGTTTCAAGCAGTTCCACCTCGACCAGAAGGAACTGTTGCGTGGTGAGAACGTCGCCGACGCTATCACGATGCTCCAACGTCAGTTGGATGCGTTCGCCCGTCGCACACGCTGATGGGCTATGCCACCCGGTACAAGTTGCCGGGTGGTTTTTTTATTATTTTAGTTTAAATGAAAAGAGGAACAAAATGGAAAACACGAATACAGTCGAGTGTCATGTATGTGACAGGCTCTACACGCTCCATATGGACAACTATTACGTTGATGTGCCTACTACAGGGTGTATGACAGACGGGCACATATTTGAGGCGTTATTCAATGCATACACGAAGTTGTGTGCTGAGAATAAGCGTGTGTGCTGGTTGTCTGACTTCTTCCCTATGGCAGCAAGGTTGGAGACACCACGTACAGAGATTAAGGGAACGTGGATTTTCATGTACCCTTGTGAAGCTGGTGTTTACTACACCAGTGCTGAAGTGGAGTCGTTGGGTTGATTTCTTTGGGGCGCGTGGAATAACCATGCGTCCCTAAGAGGTTTACCTCGCGTCTGTTTAATAGGAGTTTAGTTATGAAGAAAGTTATTACGTTCGTCAAGTCCTTGAATTGGGAAGGACACTACATGGCATTGATGCTTATCGCATTGGCGTTGACTGTTACGCTCATCGTTGAGGTGAATAAGCGACAGAACGCAGAAATTCAACGGCAACGTGCTGTTGAGATGTTGGAGATTGAGCGTGATGCTCGCTACAACGATAGTTTGGTCAATTAAGGAGTTTAGTTATGTACATTGGGATTCTTATGCTGAGCGTCCGTGGTGGCGCAAAGCGCAGGGTAAAGATTTACCACAACATGGATAACACCTTCACATTCAAGTGGGGGTTGTTCGGCAAAGTCACTGCAGAGTGGCTTGGTGGATCGTTCGATGAGTTTGTAGAAGCCACGCTTCTGCACTGCTAATCGTTCGCAGACAGGGAGGCGCAAGCCTCCCATTTTTTATAGGAGTTCAATATGAAAGAAATCACTATCACTTACGGCAATAACATTGTCAATGAATCCGGAAACAGCACCATCGTTGGTCACGTCAAGACAATGCTGCTTGAGACCTTGTACAGAAGGACGTACTTCTGGTCCATCATCAACCAAAAGCCATTCACTGATGACTACGAAACATCGGACGCTAGGATGTACTTCCAGTGTGCAATGGTGCTTGCATTGAAGCAAGAATGGAATGAAGCTCTTGCTTGGTACACGATGGGTTCAAGGTGTTTCACTGACAGCGCAGTGCTGTTTGATGACAATGTTGATATTCAGTGTGACTACAACCACTACACTGCACAATACGACGTTCAAGTCAACGCTTGGATCAATACCTTGTACGGTAGCAAGCAAGAATTAATTAAGGTTGGTAACCTTGACGTCAGCGACCTACATAATACAGACATGACAGGTCATGATGTCATCGACAGGATGAACGTCCTGCGGGATGAGTGGTTTGAAAAGATTGCCGCTGAACGCGAACAAATTAAAGCCAATGAGGCTGCAATCGAAGCGTTCAGACGTTCGTTTGGTAACTACACAGATGGAGTTTAACAATGAAAACACAACGTGATCTACAAATCATGAACAACTGGACAAGACTCGACACAGTCTGCATGTGTCTCAATCTGTTGCTGCTCGTGACAGCAATCGGCGTCATCGGGTGTGACGTTGCTATGAGGATTTACAACGTAATTGTAAGGAGTTTATAAAATGACTAAGTATTTTATGAGTTTGTTTGCCCTCTTTGTTGAGGGCGGTGGCGTGACATCACGCCAGATCATAGCCTCAACAACAACTGAGGATTACACCGCATACGAACACAAAGAAGGCACCTTTGTTGTTCATGAGGATGACAATGGCAAGCACTGGGTGCTGTTGTTTGAAGACCCTGACCATGCAGAACGCGTCGCTAAAGATTACTTTGAAGCGACCGGTGACCACGCTCACCCTAAGCTGACACTTGCAAGTGGGTTAGATTATGAGCAGAACATCAGGCTCTATCGTCTCAACGGATCGTGGCAAGACGTTGATCGCCAGTACTATTTGGCTAACGCCAGCTAGTCACGTAGGGGAGGGGTCAAAAATTATACCCCTCCAATTTTTACAGGGGGGTGGGGTCAGATATTACCCCCCTCATTATATTGAATAACAATCAATGTAATACTTATAATACAAATGACCCAAGGAGTTCAGTATGAATACACAACAGTCCGTTCCCGTACATTTGCTCAGCAAGAAAGAGCAGACCCGCCTAATCAAGGCTGGAATCATCGAACCACTCTTTGACCCTATGGCAGAAACTAAAGAGCGGTGGTTTGAGCTATGCCGATATAGCCAGTTCGTTAGTAGCATTCGGATGGCTAACTTATGTGGCGTTAGCCGTCCGACGTTTTTGACTTACCTTGGCAAGCCTGACACACGTCAACGCTTGGTTGATAAGTTCTGGGCTGCTACGCAACCATCTCAACGTGATGTCACGTTGATTTACAACACATTCAGAAATATCGCACGAAAGGGTGAGATTGATAATGGTTAAGTTCGCAATAGGAGATCGGGTCCAATCTGTACGAAGACCCGGCTTCTACGGCACTGTGGTAAGCGTGGAGGGCAACCTCCACGTAAACCCGGAGCACAATCGCATCACAGTTAAATATGACCGCGTAACAAAAGATTCACGTGGTCGATGGAAATCAGGCATTCTTGATGAATTGCCAATTGACTTACGATACAGCAAGGACCGCAGTCTTTTACCCGCTGCGGAGAAAAAGCTAACTCCGTCTGAATACAGTCGGATGCTTGGTAACAAAAGGTTAAAAGAGCTATGACGCTTTTTATGTTCTGCATCGGCGTAGTTATCCTGTCAGTCTTGTATTTGGCAGGATATTTTTTCACAACAATCAATAAGTATCAGGAAGAAATAGACAATGAGTAAATCATTTACTAGTCCATCAGACTTTGTAAAACTGTTGGCGACCTCACTACAGGGCGTATACAACAACAAGTTTGATGAAATCAACATCCAACGATCGGCCATCAACAGTCATTACATTGATGGTCGTAAGCGGTTTCACGCTACCATTCAAGTCCACTGTCAGAAAGACAAGCCATATCAAATGGCTCGCGCTACAGTAGACCTTATCGTCCGACAGGACACAGAAGTGACGGTGTTTGTCTCGTCACCGTCATTCAACGAGGAGATAGTCTGGCAGTCAGACCCTGACTCAGCTAACTACTGGTTGACAGATGTAGAGATATTGCTTTTACAGGAGTACAACAATGACCGTAAATGAGAAAAAGATTGCCTACTGGAAGTGGGTAAACGACATGGTACTGATGGCGGATATGACAAACATGTGTTTGCCCAAAAAGCTACGCAAAGACTTTCAGTCAGAACTACCAGACACTGATGATGTCGAAGTTCAGTATCAGTTTATGCTGAACTACAATCGCAACAAAGCGCGAGAACTACGGGAGATGATGAGTTAATGAGAATAGAGAATTATTTGATTATGTTAGCCAAGTACACTTGGCTACACCTTCATCCCGGTGATGGGATGCGTCGCCTTATTCATGCACGTGGAGAGGAGGAGTTGGCTGCATGTGACTTCTTCCTTGATCCCCACGCCAAAGAATACAAACAGAGGCTCAAAGACTTCTGTGAGACACATCTTCCACAGATTGATAGTCGTGCTCGATTCAATGATTGGTGTGCTAGTGAACCAACTGATGACGAGAAACAACAGTTCCGTGAATACATGGCAAAGATTGTTGTGTATGGAGCTGATGGATT